TGCAGCTGACATTGTTGCAGACCCTTCCGCTCCAAATGCTTTTGTAGAAGGTATTATGGAAGGAAAAGAGTGGGTTTGGAACAATGGAAATATCGTTGAAGCAGAAGTTGCGGAAATGAAAAAGAGATTTGACGTTAAGAAGCGTCAAAGAGAGGCGAATCAAGAAGCTTTGGAGTTCGCCAAATTCCTCAAAATGTTGTAATTTATAAATAAACTAATAAGGAAGCAAAAATAAAGGAGAAATCCCTATGTCTGCAAATGAACTAGACAAGACTATAGAGGAACTTGAGGCAGAGGTAATCGCTGAACTTGAGGAAGCTAATGAATCAGTGGCTGAGGCTACTGGTGCGGATGCTCCAAAAAAGGGAAGTTTGCCTGCTGAAAAAGGTTCTAAAGTAGAGGGAGAGAGACAAGACACTGGTGCCGCTGTGGTAGATGGTGAACAGTCTAGCGCTCCCGCTAAATCCGTTGCCGCTAAAGCAAAGGAAGTTTCTGGTGATGCACAACAGAAAGACTCTGAACCCGATGAGAAAATGAACAGTAAGCGTTCAACTGGTGATACCTCAGTTAAAGGTGCGCCTGCTCAAGGGAAAAATGTCAACGCTCGGAAGAAAGCAACCGACCCAAAAGCGGATCATATCGCTGCTGGTGACGATGTTGAACCAAGTGAAGACCAAGAGAATATTTCTGAATCCCCAAGAACAAAAGCGGATCATCTCGCTGTATTTGAAAAGATGAGTGCAACTGAAGTTAAAAAGATGTTTGCTAACTTCAATGAACTCAAAGAAGATGATGCAGAAGATGACGAAGAAGAAATTCGGGATCAAGAAGCTATTGAAGCTGCTAAGAAAGAAGAAGTTGAAAAACGAATTAGAGATATTAATGTTGAAGAAGATGTTAATGCTTTGATGAGTGGTGACGATTCTCTCTCAGAAGATTTCAAATCAAAAGCTGCTACGATCTTTGAAGCTGCGGTTAAATCAAGGGTTCGTACTGAAGTAGAACGAATCAATGAAGAAGTAGCTTCTGAAAAACAATCAGAAATGGATACTTTCAAAGATGAACTTACTGAGAAAGTAGACACATATCTCAACTATGTTGTTGAAGAGTGGACTAAAGAAAACGAACTCGCCATTGAAAGAGGACTCAAAGGTGAAATCGCTGAGGACTTTATCTCTGGTCTACAACAGCTATTTGAAGATCATTACATTGATGTTCCAGACGAAAAGTACGATGTACTGGAAGCTCAATCTGATAAGATTTCCGAACTAGAGGAAAAATTGAATTCTGAAATTTCTAAAAATGTAGAAATCAAAGAATCCAACAATTCATTAGTTCGTGAACAGGTTATATCTGAAGTCTCTGAGGATCTAGCCGATACTGAAGTTGAAAAATTTAAGTCACTTACTCAAGACGTAGAGTTTGGTAATGAAGAATCTTTCAAAGAGAAATTAAACACTCTTAAAGAAAGTTACTTTCCAAAATCTCAACCTTCTGAAAGTGCCCTAGACGATGAAACTGACGGCTCCGCACAGGACGTAGACACAACTAAGAGTATGCAAAGTTATTTAAGTGCTATTAGTAAGTCTAAGGCTCGTGCTAGTTAACATTTTTATAAATAGATGTAATAATTAAGTAAAAGGAGAAACAAAATGTTTCAAACAGAACATCTACAGGAAAAGTGGCAGCCAGTCCTTGAACATCCCGATCTACCTAAGATTGAGGATCCATATAAGCGAGCTGTTACAACTCTTATCCTAGAAAACCAAGAGAAAGCATTAAGAGAAGATACTCAGTATTTGACTGAGACTGCTCCTGTTAACGCTATGTCTGGTGGACAAATGGACACTTGGGATCCAATCCTAATTTCCTTGGTTCGCCGTGCAATGCCTAACCTCATTGCTTATGACGTTTGCGGTGTGCAACCAATGACCGGCCCAACTGGACTGATCTTTGCAATGCGCTCTTCATTCATTTCACAAGACGGTGCAGAAGCTCTCGTAGACGAGTCTATGCCCGATATTTCTAACCAGAACGCTGCTGGTACTATTGGTGGTGGTGATGTTGGTGCTACTGAAACCAACCCTGCCGTACTGAACGATAGTCCATCTGCTGGAACTTATACTAGTGCAACTGGTATGACAACCGCTCAAGCAGAAGCTTTGGGTGACAGTGCTGCTAATGCATTTTCACAAATGGCGTTCTCAATTGAAAAATCAACCGTTACTGCTGTTTCCCGTGCTCTAAAAGCTGAGTACACAATGGAACTTGCACAAGACTTGAAAGCAATTCATGGTCTTGATGCAGAGACAGAACTTGCTAACATTCTTAGTTCTGAAATTCTCGCAGAAATCAACCGTGAAGTTGTTCGTTCACTTTATGTGACTGCTGTAAAAGGTGCTCAGATTAATACGACAACTGCCGGTATTTTTGATTTAGACACCGACTCCAACGGACGTTGGTCAGTTGAAAAATTCAAAGGTTTAATGTTCGCTATTGAACGTGATGCCAATGCGATTGGTCAACAGACTCGTAGGGGTAAAGGTAACATGATCATCTGCTCTGCTGATGTTGCTTCTGCACTTCAAATGGCTGGTGTTCTTGATTACACTCCTGCTCTTAATAACAACCTAAACATAGATGATACTTCAACTACGTTTGCTGGTGTTATGAACGGACGTTTCAAAGTATACGTTGATCCTTATGCTGCTAACGTAGCTGCTTCTCAGTATTACGTTTGTGGTTATAAGGGAACTTCACCTTATGACGCTGGTTTCTTCTACTGCCCATACGTTCCGCTACAAATGGTTCGTGCAGTTGGAGAGAATAGTTTCCAACCAAAAATCGGATTTAAGACTCGTTATGGTCTTGCTGCTAATCCGTTTGCAGCTGCTGGTGCAGTTGCCGCTGGTGACACTGTTAATAGTGACGCTTCACTTGATGCAAACACCAACGCTTGGTATCGTAGGGTTAAAGTTACGAACCTTATGTAATAATAAGAAGAACTACGAGTAACAAACTAGG